GTTGTAGGATTGGTTAAAGAAAATCAACTTACATCTCTTTTGACCGCATATGAATTGGTCGAAGAATTGAAAAAGATTCAAAATGAAAAAACCGCTTAAAGAATCAGGTGATCCATTTAGAGATATTGTAAAAAAATACGCTCAATACTATAGAGATAGCGAAATGGCTCGTATCTCTAAACAAGACTATAATGCATGGTTACAATCACATGCAGACAAGATTTCACCATCTACCCGTGAAAAAATAAAAAAGCAGGTGGATGCCCAATTAAAAAAGAAGAATGAAGCAAGCACTACAGCAGGTGTTCCTGGTGTAATGACACCATTTGCATTTAGCTCCAATAAAAAATCTCCTGGTAATGTTCGTGCCGCCACACAATTCGGATATAAATTGGCAAAACCTGTTAAAAAGAATCCTGGATATGCATTGGAAAATCAAATGTATAGTGAACCAGCTTATGTTACTCCAGCTCAAAACATTGAGCCAGTAGCTACATATACAGATTCAAATGGGTTGGTACAACACGGAGATCCAGAACTAGATCCAGCATTGGCTGGCCATGAACAAGGCATATTGCCTGTAACAGAACATGCAAATAGACTTGTTAGACAAATGCGTAAAGAAGGAGTTGGTGGTTTATTGTATAAATTGAAAAGTGAAGCTGAACAACAAGCAGTTGCTCAACCAGCACCAGCTCCAGCACAGCCAACTCAACCTACACCGCAGGCTCAAAAAGCTCCAGTTGATGTCAATCTTCAATCATACGATATTCAACCAGATTTTAGTGATTTTGATTCTAAGTTGAAGAATAGTACTGAACAATTAAAGACCGATCTTCAAAAGAAGATTCAAGATTCAATTTTAGATAAAAAGATTGTGGTTCGTGCTAGCAAGGGATATAAACAACCAGAGGCCGATTATACAATCAATGTCACAGGAGTACAAATCGACTATTATTATGATCGTTATGTTATTGTAATTATCGGTCGTGAAGAAAGCAAACAAAAGACTGCTAAATTCTTCGTTAAACCAGGATTTAAGATCAAAATTTTAGGAAAAGCGGATGTCAAACCTAAAGATCAATATCAAATAGCTAAATCTAAAGCATTGGTTGATCCTAACAAACAAGCCGCAACTCAATCCGCAAATAATGTGACATCCGAAGAACCACCTGCAACTGGACAAACTGCCGGTGAAAAACCACCACAATCTCAACCTACAGCTTAATATGAAACAAATTCTAATCGACGTATTACCCTTTGAATTTAAGAGAACATCACTAAACGAATCATTGAAAGATGGAAAACTCCTTGTTAACGGAGTTTTGCAACGTGCTGATGCAAAGAACCAAAATGGCCGTGTTTATCCAGAAGATATTTTGAAGCGTGAAGCTAACAAATATATGGATAACTTTGTAAAACAACGTCGTGCTATGGGTGAGTTGGATCATCCAGAATCATCTGTTGTTAACTTAAAGAACGTTAGCCATAATATCGTAGATATGGGTTGGGATGGTAAAGATTTAGTTGGTACTGTAGAAATTCTTCCTACACCAAGTGGTAATATTTTAAGAGATTTACTACAATCTGGTATTTTATTAGGCATCAGTAGTCGTGGTTTAGGCAGTGTTAAGAAAGACATGAGAGAAGGTGCAGATGTTGTACAAGATGATTTTGATTTAATTGCATTCGACTTTGTAAGCAATCCAAGTACACAAGGTGCATTCATGTATCCACAAGGAAAGATCAATGAAAGTGTTGATCAAAAAATAATCATCAATCCATATAGCAATGTAGAAAGATTAATTCACAATATTCTTTCTGAATTGTAATTTCAAACAATATTTATATTCATATGATCAAGCTAAAACATTTAGTAGAAAATTCCACAGAAGTTGCTTATTCCCCTTTAACAAAAGAGGAGAAAAAGAAGTTATATGAAACAATCAAAGCTTACAATGAATATCGTGGTTCATTAAAGGCAGAATCCATCTATGAAACTGCAACCAAAATTATGGAAGCTGTTAATCTAGCTGAACGTTATGCCATTAAAGAATGTAACGAATGGATGGAAGCCAAGATGATTGAACGTGACATGAAAGATGTCAAGAAGATGGCTGGTAAGTTATACGAAGAAGCACAAAAAATCAAAGGTGTTGAAAAACAACTTGAGATGTTGTACGAAGAAATTGGTATGAAGTTGGAACGCTATTTTGAAATCGCAGATCCAATTACAGAAGCACCGCAAGCTTATCAAGTACAAGGTAGACCAGATTCAGTCAGTATCGCTTCTTCAAGAGATATCGATCAAACCAATTAAAATATTCTAGATGGGATACTATCAATAAATTCAATTAATTTATTGAAGGTTTCAAATACGTAACGACGGGATGTTTCCAAAACATACCCGTCTTCTTCTTTATAGACCTTAATAGTTTGTTTGTGATCTTCTAGTTCTAGACTTGGAATTTCTACTTCACATGATAGATCATAGTCATCATCCATCTTGAAACCCATATGTCCCAAAGTATCAATTTCATTAAATGCCCAACCATTTGGATTGTCTATGTCAGCAATTTTGTATTTTTGAATTTCTTCAAGTTCGGTATGTACAAAGTTTCTCATCTTAATAGAAGTAGGCTTATAATTAAAATTCTCATTGTTTCTAAGTTGTTTTAAGAATTTAATATTACTTTTATTAATTTCCATGTGTTTGCTGAAATTTGGGTTGTAATTATAGGCCATATGAATTAATTCTATCTATAAAATCGGCTAAGATTTTTGTTTTTTCTGTTCCGTCATCTTCTTCAAATATGCTGCTCAAAGTATAAAATACTTTATCTGTTGGTTCATCAGAATCGTCTGATAGTATTCTAACGAAACAAGCGTAGTTATAAAATCCTTTGTTTTGATTGTTGGTCAATTTCTTGAACACAAACTTTTTGGTAGAATCGTTACTTTGTACTTCAGCGGAAACTTCTCTGGTACTTCTTTTATGAACAAAGTTTGTTTTACCAAATCCAGCAAAGCCATTTTGTTTTGATTGAAATGTTAACAATTCTTTTTCATCAAATGGAACACCAACGTTTTCTCTCAAAACTTGATCAAAGGGTTTATCAGTAATTTCTTTTGCTTTACTTAATGTATATTCAGAACCTTGTGTTTCAGAGTCTTCTTTTAGTTTCTTAATGATTTCTTTTACTTTTGTGAAATCTTTTACACTACTTGGTTTAATTGTACTAGCCATTTTACGTACTTGTGGGGATACTTTACTTGGTTTAACATCACCTTTTTGTACTCCACGTACTAGTCTGAATAATCTTGCTTGCTTTTCACTTTGTGCTGGCATATACAATAAATATCATTTTTTTTAACATCTGACGATTTTTAATTATATTTATTTATCAAATACATCAATCATTTGATGTCTACATCTAAATTAAATCTTCTTTGGAGTTCTTCAATAACTTCACCAACAAACAATAAGAAAGGATAGTAATATTATATGAGCGATCTATTAAAGGAAAGCATCGCAGACGCAAAGGCTGTTCGTGAAACAGCAATTGCCAATGCAAAGACCTTTCTTGAGGAAAATTTTGCTAAGAGCATGAAAGAAATGTTTGCAGAAAAACTCAAGGAAGAAATGACAGACGAACCAACAGCCGAAGACCAAGTTGACGAAAACTTGTCAACTTCAAAGATTGGTGGCGAAAAGGGAAATGAAGCTTCTAAGCAACATCCTGTAAAGCCATCCACTTCTGCTAACAAGAACACAACTCCAGCCGGCAAACAAGAGTTTGACGCAAAGTTGGAAGAAGAAGCCGCTGCAGGCGACGAAGAAGTAACCAGCGAAGAACTAGATGAAATTCTAGCTGAACTTGAAGGTGAAGTCGTTAGCGAAGAAAAAGAAACCGAAGAAGACGACGACAAGGAAAAGGTTGACGAAACCGTTTCTGAAGGTGAAGAAGTAAATCTCGATGAACTTCTAGCTGAATTGGAAATGGAAGAACAAAACGTTGATCCAATGGCTGCTGTTCCAGCACCAGCTCCAGCAGCACCAGTTGCTCCAGTTGATCCAATGGCTGCTGCTCCAGCACCAGTAGCTCCAGCTCCTGGCCAAGTACCATCACCATCTGAAGGTGAAGTAACCTACGAAGAAATGGCAGAAGCTCTAGTAGCTATCAATGAAGAAAACGAAGCATTGAAGAACCAATTGAGTGAACACGTAAACACCGTCAAGTATTTGAAGGGTGTTCTCGCAGAAACCAATTTGTTGAATGCTAAGTTGCTATACACCAACAAGTTGTTCAAAGGTAAGGCTCTTACCGAAGATCAAAAGTTGAAGATCATCAACACTTTCGACTTGACCAAGAACATTCGTGAAGTCAAGTTGGCATACACCGTTTTGGCCGAATCATTTAATGCCGGTGGATCAGTTGTTAAAAAGAAGACCAATGCAACTGTAAGTACTATCACCGAAGGTTTGGCAAGCAAACCAGTATCATCAACAAAGCCTGACTCTACCATTGTAGAACCTCAAGCTGATGTGATGACTTCAAGATTCCAAAAACTCGCAGGAATCAAGAAGTAAAATTAGTTTGCGAGTAAAAACCTAAAGATAATAAAGAAAGAAACAAAAATATGAGTATGGACGTAAAGAGTCTATTGACTAACAATATGAATCCACAAGCCAAATTGATGGCTGAAACCCGTGGACTACAATCCAAGTGGGAAAAGACAGGTCTTCTTGAAGGCGTAAATGGCGTTGAGAAGGCACACATGTCAATCCTATTGGAAAACCAAGCAAAGCAACTACTAGATGAAGCTTCTTCAACTGGTACCTCAACCAGTTCCGAACAATGGGCTGGTGTTGCTCTACCATTGGTTCGCCGTGTATTCGCTGAAATTGCTGCAAAGGAATTCGTCAGCGTACAACCAATGAATCTACCATCTGGTCTAGTGTTCTATCTAGACTTCAAGTATGGTTCTGGTAACCACTTGAGCCAAACCCCAGGCACTAGTTTGTTTGGTGGTACCAATTCTGCTAAGTTCGGTTCTACCGACGCAGCAGTAAATGGTCTATATGGTCAAGGCCGTTACGGTTATTCTGAACGTGTAGTAACCAGTTCAGCATTCCAATCTGGAAATTGTACAGTTGCTTCAGCAAGCTGGGCAGATCTACAATTTGCTAGTGAATTCAGTTCATCATTGAGAAGCGGTAACGTCAAGGGTATCTACAAGATTGGTCTAGACGTTAATGATAATACACAAACAAACACCGGAGTTGCTTCTGGTTACGTCTGGAATGTTGACTTGAACGCAGTGCGTTCATTTGGTCTACAAACCACAGGTGATGTTGCTTACACCGTATTGAACACCTACGCAAACGTAGTTAACACCGGTACAATCGCATCACCAAATTACATAATTAACTTGTACGTAAGTCAATCAAGTACAGCTACTACCCCAGCACGTACTCCAAAGTTAAATTACACACTACAACCTACTGATAACCTACGTGGTGACTTCGAAGCTGGTAAGACCGCTGGTGAAGGTTCTGGTAACAGTGCCGCAACAGCAACTCAAAATATTGATACTGATATCAATATTCCTGAAGTAAACTTGGTACTAAACAGCGAACCAATCGTTGCTAAGACCCGTAAGTTGAAGGCTGTCTGGACCCCAGAATTGGCTCAAGACTTGAACGCATATCACTCTATCGATGCAGAAGCAGAACTTACTGCTCTATTGAGTGAATATGTATCTATGGAAATCGATCTTGAAATCCTAGACATGTTGAACGAATCCGTAACTGGTACCACAACCGAAGCTTGGTCTGCCCAAATCGGTACTGAGTTCCAAAAGACCCTCAGCTTCGCTGGTGGTACTACTGGTACTCCAGTTGCTAACTTCACTCGTGTAGTTAACAGCTCACCAAATCGTACTGCTTACGTAAAGAGCACTTGGTTCCAAACTCTTGGTAACAAGATCCAAAAGGTCTCTAACAAGATTCACCAATTGACACTACGTGGTGGTGCAAACTTCTTGGTATGTTCACCAGACGTAGCAACCATCTTGGAATCAATCCCAGGATATGTTGTTAACACCGATGGTGATTCTGCTAAGTTTGCAATGGGTGTTGCCAGAGTTGGTAGCTTCGCAAGTCGCTTCCAAGTCTACAAGAACCCATACATGACCGATAACGTAATCTTGGTTGGTTTCCGTGGAAGCAACTTCCTAGAAACCGGTGCAGTATATGCTCCATATATTCCACTAATCCAAACTCCATTGGTTTATGACCCAACTAACTTCACACCACGTAGAGGCGTAATGACCCGCTACGCTAAGAAGGTAGTACGTCCTGAATTCTATGGTAAGGTTATCATCAGTGACCTAGATACCGTATAATCTGAACGATTAGTAAGTTAAAACAAACCCTCTACCGAAAGGTAGGGGGTTTTTTCTTACATTATTCGAAAAATTCGTTGGTAGATGTTACAACGATTTCTTGCACTTCTTCTTTGAATGATGTACTCTTCAGATATGGCAAAGTTTTATGTTTAAGAGACTTGGTTAACTTTTTATTTTCAATCTTGTTGCTAATGAACTTGATATAACGATGTTTACCACTTTCACGTTTGCGCCAAAATGTTTTGCCTATACGTTCTTTTAGTTTATCTACACTATGTGTTTTCCAACGTGAATATACACTTCTACTATGAATCCAGTCATAATTTGGTGGTCCAACTAAACTTACACTATGGTTAGGTAATATTGCTATATCCACATAATTGTCTCCTTGATATAGAAATCCAGTGGCTTGGTATATGGTTCCTGCGTGTCCAACCTCACTATCGGCATAACTCAGAATACATTTTATTTGTGGATAATCTGTATTTAACATTCTAAAACTTTCAGCTATACAATAGCTTTCTATATTCTTACCATAACCATCTTCTATCCATAAACGTGTTAATTCAAATACGTTATCATTTGTTAATAGTGGACTTATACTTGTACTAGCATTACGTCCAACAGCGTTACCATAAACTAACACCCCAATCAGTTTCGAGTTAAATCCGCCAAAGAAACTACTCTCAACATAATCTTTGTAGTATACTCCATATGCAACTGTACACAATGTCCATTTGTGTGTATAGTGATTCTTTTCTATCATACTTCTTGCAACCTGTTTGCTTATAGGTTGTAAAAAGATGAGTGATGTGTCACAATATGTTTCCTTCATTAAAACATACTATAGTATAACTCCTAAGAACGTCAAGCTATATTAATTAACACAATACATTTAATTCGTATCTTTCAACCAATATATTTATGTTTTGTTCTATTTTAGATACATAATCTATCGTTCCATATTGTTGTAGATTATAGTAGTGGTTATGTAACATTGGTTTAACTAATTTATTCCAGAATCCGGGGGTTTTATGAACCATATCTTCAAATGAATTATACATGTTTATTTTGTTAAACCTTTGATATTCATCAAACTCTTTGTACAATCTCTCTAATTTATCAACGTATAATTCGTCACTCATTTGACTCAACCAATCTGCCAATGCCACACACGCACCTAGTTCATTTAATCCAACATTATAATTTGGTTTGAAATAATCGGTGGTTTTAATCAATTTACAAATTTTGTTCTGTTCTTCTTGAGTCAGTATTTCCGAGAAGTTTTTGCTTACAAACTCACATCCTCTATCCACATGACAATTTATATATTGAGCTCCTGTTCCTAACTTTTCATCTTTGTTTTTTAAGAAACCAATGTCATGATACAACGTTGCGATCACACCACAGAAAAAATTATTTGGATCTTTTGTTATTATAGATTCTTTTACAATACCATCATATATGTCTACAAACACCTCAACGCTTGATAAAAAATGATCTATATTATGATATTGTGTTTTTAATCTATAGTATTGATCATTTCCTTTTACACATAGTTCTATTAAAAACTCATAAAGAAATTTGATTCTAGGATCGGTATGTTTGAATAACCGATTTGACGTTGTGGTAATGTAATCTAATGTGGTATTCATGTTAACTTTTTGATTTTAAGTTTAAGGGTTCATATACCTTCACAGGTATGTCCTTTCCTTTTACCTTGACCTCGACTACATAGTGATAGGCGATATCATCTTTACTTTTTTCATATACGGATTCGGACACTAAAATCTTTGTTTTATAAGTTTTATTAGCCGACTCCAAACGAGACGCTAAGTTAACAGTATCACCAGTGACTGTGTAATTCATACGATTGCTGGATCCAATATTTCCAACAATTACTTCGCCACAATTTATACCTATTCTGGTTTTAAAGACAAATTTCTTTCCTTGAAATTCCCATCTTTTGTTTAATTTATCTATTTCATCACTTATCTTAAGAGCAGTTGCAACAGCTACACTCTCATGATTTTCTATTTTATTAGGAGCATTCCAAAATGCCATTACAGCATCACCTATGAATTTGTCAACGGTGGCACCACTTTCTTCTAAACAATGTACATATACGTCAAAATATTCATTTAAAGATGTAACAACTTCATCCACATCGTTGTTTTCGGATATGGTTGTAAATCCTTCGATATCACTAAACAATACCGTTACGTATGTTTTTTCACCACCGATTTTTGCATCTTTACCTTGAGTTATTAGTTGTTTAACAACCTTATCAGGAACATATTTTGCAAATGATCTCAACCCAGTTTTAACCTTATCAGTTGCATCAATCATATCATTTACTTCACTGATGTTGCTATTGAAGTCGATGTGGCCATCTAAATTTAAATCTCTCAATTTAAGAATTTCATCTCTGACTCTGTAGAGAGGTTTTCTAATTGCGTTAGTCATCCAAATTATAATTGGACATATTAAAATTAACAATGTAAAAAATACACAAGTAAACTTCTTTTTATAATCAA